GTTTGACCGTCGCGTTGTCGTAATCGCCCTTCTCTTTCGCAAAGGTGACTTTCTGCGTTTTTGCGCGTTCTCCATTCACCGAGAACCAGCCGCTCTTGTCAGGTTTAAGATAGAACGGCCCGCACTGTGTGGCAGCAAAGGCTGGGAGAGATAAGCTGATTAACGATGCGATAAGGATAAGTTTTTTTAGCATTGGGCTGGCGTCCTGCTGATGGGTGATGAGGGGGCGGGTCGCCTGCACCGAAGAGTGAGTTCCCTGCTGCACGGCTCGTAATAAAGAGCAGTATAGTCAATGACACCTGCATTATCGCCAGTACAGGGTCATAGACTCAGCAAAGTGATTGGCGTTGATGCGGGCATCCCACTCTCTCATCGCCTCCACGCAGGCGTGCCTTGTTCAGCGGAATCAGCTCACTAAACCTGCATATTCATAATTTCACTTTGAATATTTAGCCAGTCAGGTTGATGTGCGTTGAAGCGTGGTTTTACAGAGACATACCGCAAGTCACAAACTGCCGTCGTGGTGGTTTTGAGGTGATTTGCGGTATTTTTTTGTGCTACATGTGTGCTACGGCTAAATCGTCGGCCGCAACGGTTCATAGACAGACACTACCTCGGCCGTCACTTTCCCCAGCACGATAATCCCTTCCATGCCCTCTCCGTCGATCGTCTCGCCGTCTGAGGTGATAATTCCTATACTGAACAATCTGCCCAGCTGTGGGAACTCGCCGAGCTGGAATGCGACCTTGTCTCCCGGTGCGGGCTTGATTGACTTGTCAGCCAGCACGAACCCGTCAGGCGTCTCAATCAGGATCATGTTGTTGCGGTGAGGCATCAGTACATCGTTCAGGTCGATGCGTCGCTCGATGTAATCGGACGCGGGTGATGGAAATCCCATAGTTACCTCACGTATCCCATGTTGCGTAACGACCAGGTCTTATTCTCGCTTTCCTCGGTAACGAGCTCGAAGAAGAAGTTCTGGTAACGGCGTATCCACCGGTTGCACTCTGCCAGCGTCCACACGTGATTCAGGTCATCCAGCCGCTTCTGGAACGCCGCAGTGGTGACAATCTGCCTCCCCCTGCCGTCCTTCGTAATCGCTCCAGTGAATGCCGCGTGTATGTCACTCTCTCTCGCCATGATAAATCCTCCTCTGGTAAGCACTGTATGGATAAACAGTAATATCGATCGGTAGATTTGGTCAAGCTGCTGCCCTAAGGCTTTTTGTAAAGTCTATAGCGGGTAAGGTTATTTATTTTTTGATGAAATTTCGCGCCAGGGTAAGATGTAGTCGACACAGCACCTACCCCACATAGATGGGATGGATAATAAATTACTAGGGATAGCCGATCGGGGCTAAATATATAGATGGATCAATAGATTATGAGTGATTTCCCTACCTTTGGATCGCAGGGTAATTTTGACCTTCATTCAGAAATTGAAGTTGTATCAAATGGCATTCCTATGGGTGTTCTTAGTGATGGCACGCCCTACCTCACACTTTATGGTCTAGCTAAAATTTGCGGGATTGATGAAGCTCCACTTAGGCTGTTTACAACCAACTGGGATACGGAAAAAAACAAACCAAGGGGCACCAAAGTAGCCTCCTATCTCGCTCTAAGAGGATATGAAAACGTACCCGCATTGTTTACTAGGACTCGCAACAAGCAAGGTGTGGAAACTCACGCATACCCTGATTATGTCTGCATGTCGATACTGCAGTACTATGCGTTTGATGCAACCGGCTTCGATAATACACTAGCCAGAAATACATTCATCCGACTGGCTGATTATACACTTAAAAGGATGATCTATGAGCAAGCTGGCTACAAGCCGAATCAATCTGTTGTGGACTCTTCATGGCAGGTTTTCCAGCAAAGGCTTGAAGCTAACGACAACATTCCGATTGGCTATTTTTCCATCTTCAGGGAAATGGCAGACCTAACCTTAAAGCTTATAAATAGTGAGTTTAAGCTTGATCCACACTCTATACCCGATATTAGTGTGGGTAGACACTGGGGAGATTTTTGGCGCGCTAACAATATGTCAGTCACTCACGGAGAAAGGATTCTTTTCCCTCATCACTATCCTGAGGGATTTCCTCAAGCGAGGGGAACACAAAAAGAAGCTAATATTTATCCATCCTCAGCGCTCGGTATCTTTAGAGATTGGCTTTTTACGACATATGTAAACGTTCACCTGAATTCATATTTAGCTAAAAAGGTTGCTCAGGGGGCGCTACCAGCTCCACAAGCGGAGAGAGTAATACTTGCACTCAGAAAGCCGGAGTTGCCCAAGCCGCACTGACATATGCCCCGGCCACTGCGCCGGGTTTTTCATGCCCATCGCTTGGCTCCCGTTTAGCTGCTGACCTACGCTTACCTGACCAACCCCGCAGCCTGCTGAGACTGGCGCGGTCTGTAGCTGCCCCGTCGCCGGGGCTTTTTTATGGCTCGCTGCCTCCGGATTTTCGCATCACTAGCAATATCATTAGTAAATCTTTACAATCCATCATCCCCGAATATGGAATGCTAAAATGCAGAATAAAGTTGTATTCGCTGATCAGTTACGCGGCATCGCATTTATTTCTGTTTTACTTGTTCACTGGTTTGGTACTTTCAGCCTTGATCGTCAGCTTGCGTCCACTACTATCAACTCCGAAGTGGCAAGCTATGGCATAGAGATGTTCTATCAGAAAATTGTCCCTGACTTCATCCCCGGCTTTGGGTTCGGCCCTTTTGGGGTTGGTATTTTCTTTGTCATAAGTGGATTCGTAATTCCATTCTCTTTGTTAAATAAAACAAAGCTTCAGTTCATAAAATCGAGGATGCTTAGGATCATGCCAACATATGTGGTGTGTACCCTGCTAAGCATCACCTTGATAAGTCTGTTAGGGAATAGCGCAGAAAGAAGTTACCTTTCACCAAAAGAAATAATTTCCAACCTCACGCTATTTCAGACTATTACTCTCGACCGTTCTGTTGACATGGTTAACTGGACTCTCGCAATAGAGATAAAATTTTATCTCATCTGCTCATTAATCAAAAAGCAGATTGAACGTGGTTCGATGACTCTTCTTATACTGGTTCCGCTGGTATCACTTTTCGTAAACTTATTTTCAATTAAATTGCCCGGAATGCTTCCAACAGAATTAATCTTCATTTCCTTCATGCTTTCAGGCGTAGCCATAAACCTTCTATATCGTAACATGATAAAAAAAGAGCACTTTGTTTTGTATGTCTTTTATCTGATGTCAGTTACTACAGTTTCGTTTTATAACAGTCAGATAGCATCACAGGCATTTGATGAATCAATGAGTTGCACATATGCATTAATTTCTTTCCTTGTGGCTTACTCATTCAGAAGCAAAATAAAACCGAGTAAAATACTCCGGTTCATTTCTAAGATAAGCTATCCGCTGTATCTTATTCATGTGACGTTTGGTTTCACAGCTTTGAATGTTTTGCTGGATAATGGCTTTAGCAAAGTTGCATCTTATTTGATGGCAATAGCAATAGTCACTGTTTGCTCCTACCTCATACACATAACTATTGAAGCACGCACGATGAGCGTTTCATTCAGACCAAGAAAAGAGCGCGCCTGAGCGCGCCATTTGTGAGATTTTAAAGGCTGGCCATCTTTTTGCGCATCAACGCGCATTCCAGCGCCAGCGCTTCTTCATACCTCACGCCATAGCGGCTACCTGCTTCTTTGGCGGGTTCAATCATTCGTCCATCTCCATCATAAACAGCCTTTTTTCCCTCCCACTCATCGAAGCAGAGGATGCCATACTTAAATGGATCCACCCCTTCTTTTTCAAAAGATTCCTTGATTTGCTGGGCGATAAAGCCGATGTGATACCTTGCTGAATCACCTTTAGCGTCAACGTCCTGTCTATTACGATATGTTTTGTATTCAACATTTTCCCAAGCTGTAAGCACCCTTTCTTCAATGTCAGCAATATCCGTCTTGGTATCTTCGTCTGATGTGACGATCGGGTTAGCTGAAGTATAAATCTGACCTACCCTGTGGTCGGCTGTACCATGAGGCTGATTACCGTCGCCAGCAGGCCTGAGGGTGCCATCACTCATGATCCCCCAGGTATCCTGCCACCCACCCGCCCGGAATGTTTGGAAGAATGTATTAGAACTTTCAGCGCCCTGGCTTGCACCAGTTAACCTAGATTGAATACGGGAGAATCCTCCCAAACCATAGTTATAAAATCCACCCAAGGTAAATGAAGCACCTACGCCAGCAGCAACTGGCCGGCGATCAAACAGTTGCTTTTCTGTGCCAATTTCCAGCAATTCATTTGTTGAATACGGCTGATCTGCCCCATAAGTTGGGTTGTTCACCGAAACCTTACTGGCTGCCAAAGCTGTCATCTGCCATGGTGTTTGAACGCCTGTAAAGTGAGGCGATGATAGCCGGCCTGTGACAGTTCCATCACTGAAAGCAACCCCAACCTTACCGCCAATAAAACGATCACCGTGGGAGAGGTATGTCCCAGTAGTCACATAAGCCCCAAAATTAACTCCATTAAAATTACAGTTGAAAGAGCTTATTTCAGGCTGACCACCACTAGTAATGATATTCAATCCAATATTTTCTGAGTTGGTAAAAAACTCGTTAATATGACTAAATCGAGATGTTCCAGTAAACGTTATGGCTGCAGTTTGCGTAAGATCGGCACCGCCGCCATTTACCTGAACGTTCCAGACGCTATCAAAATGGAACCCAGTCTTATAGCCGTAGTTGAAGCATCCAATAAGCTGAGCCCAATCAGCAACATTGCCGAGATAAAAACCGGTGCCTGGCCTTTTGAGGTTTGCTTCTGAAATATTCGTCACATGAACTGTCAGAAATGGCCAGCCATGTACACCAATGAAGCGGTCAATGTCGGTCGCATACTCTAAATGCGGGCCATTATTGCAATCATATTTGAAATTTTTAAATAGCCGCCTTCCACAATGAGGTATAACTGGTTGACTCATGAACGGATAATCAAAACCCAGAACAAGAAGGTTTTCAAATGTACCGCCTGGCTCAGTCGTCTGAATTGCTGTACCCGAATATTGAGATAGAACAGTAGCCGCGGTCGGGTTGTCTACCACAGGTAAAGATAATCCGTCTTTGATGATTAGCAGGTTAAACAACGAAGCAGCGCGGTCTGTCGTTATCGTTGCGCCGTTCTTAAGCCGCAACTGCGTACCGAAGTCATAGTATGACTGAGTGGTGTTGGGCTTGGTTTGTTCTGGTGAAAGCAATTCTCCCATGATGCTCACGTTCTGGGGAACTGTGATTGAACCAATCAGGTACTTAGCTCCTGACCGTAATCTGAGAGTGCCACCAGCCAAACTAAAAGAATTAAGCGCCTTCTGGAAAGCAACCGTCGATTCTACCTGTGCAGTAGGATCAACACCCTCGAAATCATGTATGTTTCTTAAATCCTGATTATGGTCGTGCTGTGTTCTCTCCGCCGCACCAGTCCATGGCTGCTTTACCGCAATCAGGGCGTCGCCATTGTCATCATCAAAGTTTGACAAAGCGCTCCTCAAAGAAGCGTCCCCTACAGCTATCCACCGACCTTTACCTTGACCGCCGGAGCTTTCAGGTGTTGAGTTTACAGGTACACTCTTAGGGAAACTGCCATCCCAGCGGTAATACTCACCGGTAGACTTATCTCTCAAAACTTCACTAGGAAGCGCCAGTAACGCTCCATCCTGAAATGAATCAACAGTTACATAACCAAACTTCGATATTACCTGCTGAGCAATCCAGCGAATCCCTTCAATGGTGTAATGTGGTTTTCCAAAGCGGTCTTCATATTCAATTTCCCTCGAGGTCACGAACTCATCAATCTTTCCGGCATTGAATTTCAGGTCACGCGGTGATTCGCTTGGTACTGGCAGTTGAGTTGGTTGAGTAGCCATAATTTTTCCATAAAAAAGCCAGCTCTAAGGCTGGCTTGGTATTGAGAGGATGAGTTTTAGGGGTAAATCAAATCGCTGTACTCAGCTAGCGTTAACGCTGTTGTCCCATCACTATTTGGCTGCTTCTCACTTATCACCCACTGAGTAGCATTTAGCTCTTCAGTGGTTGCTATAAAGTACCTTGAAGGTGATTGAACCTCGTATCCATCGAAGATATTCAATGTTATTTGAGGTAACTCAGCGATGAACCCATATGAAGTATCTGGTCGAGGAGTGGCGGCATATCTCGCAGATGAGTTACCTAAAGAGTCGGTAATAACGACAAACATTGAACCAGAAAAGGTAATGCGTTCGCTGGTTTCAAAAGCATTTCCACTGCGCGAGACGATATATCCGGCCTGCTGATTAGTGTCATACGTGTCAGGAACCTGAACCATGTCGCCTACATTCACCCATTCACCATCAGCCAGGGCGCTGATAGCCATGCTCATGCGTGAATAAAGCAAGCGCCGGCACTCCTTCTGGGCGCGAAAATCAGCCTGAAACCCATCCCGCACATACATCATCTCGAACTTTTTAGCCTTTAGTGGCTGTCCTAACTCGATCTGATTGTTTCTCACCCTGTAACGAATGTATGCCTGCTTGTTAGTGGTGGGGTTGCGGTACTGGACCTCAACGCCGTCATAGCCGCCTGGCAAAGTCATGTCGTAACTTAAAGAGTATCCTGCATCAACGGTGTTTGACCTGTTGAAAACCGTGGACGGAACACTTCGTTTCGCATCTAGAGTGAATGAAAGAACGCTGTCATCCCAGTAAACACTCACGCCGGCCGCATCACATATAGTTTCCATCCTCTGCCCCAGAGATACATCCTCATCATCAAAGGTGTAATCGAAATAGCCAAGCCGCGGGTCTCGGGCATCGAGTTCAGCCTGAATCTGATAGAGTCCATATATGTCAATTGAGCTTTCCGGCTGGCCGCCAATAACCAGCCAGTTATGCAGCGCTATATCTGCAAACTTTCTCGACGCCCTGATGGCGTAATCGACTTTCTGCGTGATCAGGTTGTAGGTGATAACGTGGCGGTTGATGAGGGCGTTATACTTCCTGTCCCGCGCGCTGGTTGCGTTCTCAGTCTGCCTGACCGTAACGCGCACGAGAGTGTCATTAGGATAGCTGACGTTATTGCGAGTATTCACGCTATGGATGGCTTCAACCTTTAGCTTGCTGTTGTCGCCGCTATTATCTGTACGCTGGAATGTCACCGCATATCGTCCATAACCTCCATCCGGTACCAGCTTATCGGTTCGATAAAAGGTATCAGATGTGGATTGATGAGGTGTCGTTTGGCGGTATGAGAATCTTTGCGTGGTGCCCGGTATCTGAACGTTGTCGTCGTTCACCTTCCATATGGTGACCTGCCAGTTAGTCTCACTTTTACCGCCCAGCCCTGACTGAGTATGAAGCCAGAGCTGAGAGGACTCTACTGGTGAAAAGAAGGGGCCAATCGCCAATGCCTGATTGTCGTTCAGTATAAACTTGGTTGTATTTATCGTCGCAGTTGATATGTATGAAGCGTTTGATCCCTCAATGCTATCTATTACGAAGTTATAGAAATAAGTAGGTGCTATAACAGCCCCGTCAGAGGTTTCAGTTGCGGAGATGAGGTTGCCTGATAATGTAAAATCCTGGGTTACACTTCCGCTAGCCGTGGGATAAGTGGCGTTAACTACAAACGAAACAGCATGAGGCAAGGTTAAGCCCATGAAGTAGTCAAAGCTAGCTTGCTTGACGATCTTCATTAGTATCTGTCCGCCGGCGTAGCTTCCGCTTATCACAGTGCTGGCAGTGGCGCTCTCAATTGGGAAACCTTCCGACTCGTTCTTGCCGGGCACCTCCTGCCCGTCAACATCATCGAACTGATAACCCTCATTTATCGTGCCGATCACATCACCTGGGTTATATACAGTAAACGATGCCCCCGCCATAGAGCCTAGGTTGCTCTCTGAATATCTGACCGAGCTGACAGTGAACCTTCCAATGCCAAAGTTCATGAACTCGGTGAGGTATTTGAGGTTGCCTGAGTACTCGAAAAGAGACTCCTGAATCAGGTCAGGGAAAGCCCTAATCAGACCGTAATTGTCAGGCTTTGCCTCACCATTTCTGGCAAGGTTAGACTGTCCTTTCAGGCTGTTATTCGATGAAGTTTTGCTTTGCCCGATATTCCCTGTGCCAGGCTGCTTGATAAGCCCGCTCATTATTTTCTGAGTAAACTTTATCGGGTTGAAGTGTTCGAGCGGGTTAAGAAGGGTTTTAGCCAGATCGCCTGATTTAGGCTGGTCGAAGATGATTACCCTGTCTTCTTCTTGCAGGCTGAAACCGATATCGTCATCGTCCCGCAGTTCCTGACCGTTAACACTGATGCGTATTTCGTTATGAAGATTCTGGCCTGCCAGCCACTCATTGAACGGCACACCCGCAGGGGCTTTAACTCTCTCTTTCGGCAGCCCCGGAACACGCTGAATCTGGACGATTGGCATACTGATAGAACTCCACGCGCGTGAATAGTTTTTGTATTGTTCGGATGCTGTCTGAGCGCACATGCCCACTCTCTCCACGGCTGTGCAAAGCGCGACCATTAAGAGTCAGTCCGACGTGAACTGGCTGGCTGCCGTACCAGGCAATAAAGATTCCGTGCTCGCTGAAGATATCAGTTTGCCGCCAGTAAACGACCTCGCCTGTAAAGCACGTCAGGAAGTCGGCGCCAGATTCGTAGCCAGACTGATGATGAATCTCTAGGCCCAGCACATGACGGTAGTAGAGAACTACCAGCGCCCAGCAATCCATAGCCTCAAATGTGCATGCCCTGTCACGCCATGGCACTCCTGTAACGTTCTCAATGAACTCAGCTTTAAGCATTCTGTAACCCCGGGAACTCCTCTGGCGTGTACAGCCGGCCAACGTTGTTATTTAGCGGGTTTTTAAGCGTCAACGTAACAGTCACATCGTTCTGATCCATGCTTACATCATTGACGTAGAGCGTCCATGGCTTGAGTGGCGTATTCATATCAGCCGAATCAAAACGCTGGTACGTGGCCGAGATTGGAGTGATGCGCGCATACCCCCGCCAGAGCTTAAGTTGCTGCTTAAAGTCCTGTGCTAGTCGGCTGAATTTGACGCTGCAATCGATAACAGGCGTGCTGCTCTGCTGGCTTTCGTTGATTTCCATGCGGCACGGTGTATAGATTTGACCGGCAAAGGTTTTCGGGAACACCTGCTTGTCTACCAACCTGATATAGCCGAATGTCTGGTTATAGAACGTCAGCGTGTCGAACAGCACCCTATTTGGTCGCTGGCTCTTGAACTCTCTGAAAGTAGGCATTATGGCACCCTTGGTAATGATTCCTTATCCCGCCCATCGGGATAGCCAGTCACGACAATGTCCAGCCAGCTACCCCATGGCGGCGGAAGCTCAATCAGGATGTCGTCAAATTCGTCATCAGAGTTATTCAGCTCTCTGGCAATTACGCTTCCTGTCCAGGTGAACATAGACCCGCTCTGGTTCCATGTTGGATAAGCGGTGAAATGAAGCTCCTGAACTTCCAGCCCTGAGTCGCCAGTCCCGGTCGATAGCCTCATGCTGAACCACTTATTGCCGTTATCCAGATAGTTAGGGCTGCGCAACCACTGGTAAAAGGCACGATGCTGATCGCGTGTGAATATCCATGTCAGGCTGAATGAAGATTTAAGGTCGTCAGTAAGCTTCTGGAAGATTGGCGCACCAACCTGTGGCTGGTCAGTGCGGAACCCCGTATCACTGGTGACATTTTTATTAGACTTCTGAGCCAGCGGGAGCCAGTCAGGATAACCAATAGCCATTATTCTGTAGCCCTCGCTGATGCTGTTGTGTTGCGGGTTATTGCCTGCCGGATTGGCCCACCTTGGTTCAAATCTGCCACGATGACGTCTATTGTCAGCCCGCCACCAGTGTTATTAGCCTGAGCATCAACCGTGGCACTGGTGTAGTTCTGAATGTTGATAACTACCCCGCCTGAGCCGCCTGCTGGTGACATCATGTCCTTGTTGCTTATCACTGAACCGTTATCACCTGGTATCATGTATTGCTTGCCACTGCTGGCCTGATAGATTTCAGGCATTCCGCCCTCACCTACCTGATACATGGAGCCTGCCGATACCGGGCCGCCGTTCTTACGCTTGCCAGCTAACCCGCCTGCCAAAGCCATTCCCGCGATTAAGGCACCGATACCAATGATCGCCGCCCCGCCAAAAGAGCCAATTGACGCAGCTGCTGCCGCTGGCAGCCATGCAACTGTGGTAGTTGCAGCTGATGCTGTACTGGCCGCAGTAGTAGTTGCAATCCCAGCTACCGAAGCAGATGTTGTCGCTGCAGTTGCTGAAATTTGCGCAGTTGAACCCATTACGGCCGACTTTACCCACTCCACGCCCATCTGAACGAAAGAGTTGATAAGGCTGTTAATGGCGTTGCTGGCTAGAGAAGACATGGCTTCCTGGGCGGTCATGCTACCCGTTACCATTCCTGTGAAGGCATTGGATGCATTGCCGGCCAAGGAATCAAATGACGCAGCTAAAGCCTCATTTCCTACACTCTGATTCCTCCAGATTTGCCACTGAGCAGCTATTCGCGCCTGTTCATACTGAGTGTTAGCGGCATTCATCAGCTCAATACCACGCTGGGTTATTTGTCCCTTTTGCGTTTCGAACTGCTGGATAAGAGCGAGCTTCTGCGCATTCTCATTTGCCAATTGCTGTACAGGATCAACGGTTCCTGCAGCAGCCTGCTCTGGGGTTACAGCCTGATTAGCGCGGATCTTCGCGAGGTTAACCTGATGCTCCTGCTCAAGCCGCTCAGCGGTTTCGTTGTACTGCTCCTGGCTAATCTTTTTGGCTGACAATGCCGTTTGCAGATCGGCAACATCCTGCTTGTAACTTGCATCTTCTTTAGCCTGCGGAAGCAGCTTCTCTGCAGCCGCCTGGGCTCGTATAGCGCTACTGGCATCCCATTTCGCTGCAGCATACTGACCAGCAAGTTTGATGTCGTTCTGCGTTGCCGCGCTACTCAAAGACTGTTGAGCCGTCAGAATTGCCTGCTCGCGACTTAATTCACGAGTTGAGTCACCAGCCAGCTCAGACTGCTGCTTCAGGTTTGCCAACTTCTGCGCAATTGATTCAGCCTGATTTTCAGCTTTCTTACCGGCCGCCAATCCCTCCTTCGTTTCTTTGTTCCTGGCTGCCTCTGCTGCCTGAAGATCGTACTGCGCTCCAGCAAGTTCTCCTGCTGCGATTACCTGATTCGGGTTGCCACCTTTATCGCCGGCTTCCATTTGGGCTTTAGTGACCGCCCGAAGGCGCTTATCGGTGATAGCCAGCAACTTGTTTTCATCTGCCAGATCTTTGTTATAGGCATCTGCCTTGTCGCTGCGAGGAATTTGTAAGCTTGTAGAGTTGAACTTATCTTTTGCACGACTTGCAAAGTCGATTGCATTGCCTAGCTGGCTCATTAGCCCAGCAGTCACTCCGGCCTGATCCCCATCCCGCTTAAGAAGATCTATGCCTTGTGCGAATTCCCCGTTGAATTGGGCGCGCAGAATGCCCGTCTTGCTTACAGTCTGACTAAGCTTGTTTTGAGCCGTCTCGTTTTGCGCGAGCAACTGCGTATGTTCGCTCTGTGCATCTGCTAGTTCAGAAAGAGCCACTTTATAAAGCAGACTTCCTTCCTGAAGCGAGCCGAGGGTGCGGCGCAGGCGCTCCTGCTGAAGTTCATTTGCTTCAATGGTGGATTGATTATCTTTTAAAGCATCAGCCTGAGCGCGTATTGACTTGCTGGCATTATCAATTTCAGCAGCAAGCTGAACCTGACTCATGCTCTTCATTTTGCCGATCACACCATCAAGCTTGTCGGCAAAGTCTATACTCTCCTGCCGGGCCTGTTGCATCTTCTGGTAAAAGTAGAAGATACCTGCTGCGGCAATAACAGCCGCGCCAACCGGACCGCCAATCAGAGCAAGTACGCCACTGGCAAGTGATTTAACAGTGGTTGTTGCCGTCACAGCTGCAGCGGTAGCTGTTCGCGTTGCGGCAGCCTGCGCAATCTGCGCCTCTGCGTATGCAGCAGATCGCTGGATAGCCACTGACTTTGCAGCATTGAGATTCTGCAGAGCAAAGCCCTCTGCCGAAGAACCTTTCGCAACGTTGTACTCAGCCTGCGCAAGTGCCAGCGAAGACAGAGCGGCTTCTTTATCCAGCAGTGACTTTCTGGCGACTACGGTGGCTGCTGTGGCTGTGGCTGTGGTGGATTGCGCGGTAGCAACCGCCTGAGCTCTGGCTGCCAGTGTGTCATCTATTCTCGCTTTCGTTGCCATGGCCAGGGCGCCAGTAAATCTGCCCCCAAAGATTACTGCGGCAGCAGCAACTACATTAGCGACAATATCTAAATTCTCGCTGAGAGAGATAACACCCTGATTGAAGATTTTTATAGATGTGCTGACGCTTGAACTCTCACCTACAAATTTGGTGATATTGTTGGTTGCAACAGTAAATGCCTGACCCATTGTAAGGGCAGTGTTAGCGAACTCTTTTGCGATCGCATCACTCTGCTTAAGAAGGCCATTTACCACAACTTCCGTAGTAAGCTTTCCCTCTGCAGCCATCGCCCTCAGTTGGCCAATTGTGACACCGAGGGAATCAGCCAGCGCAACGGCCAGGCGGCTTCCGTTTTCAGAAATAGAGTTAAACTCTTCGCCACGCAGAACTCCGGAGGCGAGCGCCTGAGAAAGCTGAGTCATTGTCGAGCTTGCTTCTTCGGTCGTTGCACCTGATACAGCCAGGCCCTTGTTGATGGTCGCCGTGAGCTTAATGAGGTCTGCAGTGCTGGTGCCTGCACTTCTCGTAGATCGCTCCAGCCGACCATACAGCGTGGCGGTAGCCTCAATACTTGACCGGGTGTTCTGTGAGATATCGAAGACGCGCTGGGTTACATCAGCAAGCTGCTCATTAGCCCGAACGGAGTTCGCCAGTTTATTGCTTACCGTTACCCAGGCATTTCCATACTCTGCAACCTGCTGCACCGAGATGGCTGCTGAAAGCGCTGTTGCCACTCTTGTTAATGATGAAAAGGACTTTTCAGCATTCCCAGCTGATTTGGCTGTGCTATTGAAGCCTTGGTCTAATTTGTTTAGGCGATCATTTACCTGCCGCTGCCCTTCGATAAGCCTGGCGACATTCATTTCAATCTCATAAACGATGTTGCCAACCTGCTGCTCGCCTGCCATTCGCTTTTCTCCGGGCGTAAAAAAACCCCGCCGGGGCGAGGTTTTGATTATTTGTTATCTTTTACTTAACTTCGACTAAGTGTCCAAGTCCGTAAATTAGAGTTGCGTCATACATCACGCCATGATCAAAGATGAATCTACTAGGCTGATATCCGGTATAGCCACCATAGGAATTTTTTGCATTAGTCATGACTGGAACTGCCCAGCCATATCTAACCAAACCGCCTCCTGAAATATTATTTTGGCTGTATGCTTTGTAAGGAGTCCCTATTTCGATTTTGGCACTATAGGGGTCTAGTAGCTTAGAGCTTACATATTTAACGATTTGGTCTTTATAATCCGCTGGTAGTTCACCATAACTGGCGCTCATTATCTGTTGCTGCGATGGCGCAGGAGGAAAATCAGTCAACTTCGGACCTGCTGAGCAACCCGCGAGTAAGAAAGCCAAGCCTATACTGCCAACCAACTTCTTCATATCCCTATCCCCAAACGGTAAATGATGGGATAAATCCTAAAGGTAAACTGATGCAAAGGAAAACAAAAAACCCACCTGATGGTGGGTTATCCAGCTTTAGCTCTTCGCCTTGCCTGTTTCGCTAAGAAGTCATCCGCTGTCGCCTCGTACTCTTCCCGAGTGAACCCCTTCTGGTCAGGGTATTTAGCGGCAAGCATGTGCTGAAACTCGGTCATCGTTAGTTGCTCAGCTTCTGAGCGAGTCATGCTGAAATGATTGCGGGCCGCACTGACGTAGTCAAAGGCATTGAACTCTGTCGTCGCCTTACCGCTTTCGTGGCGCTGTAACTGGCGAACCTTTGCCTTACCGATGATGCCGTGAGTTATTAGTGACTGAGCGATTAGCAGCAGCTCAAAGTCACCCATCAGACCCATGCGTCGCTTAAATGGCCTGCCTTTCGTTCTGGCCGGACGGAGCTCACCGATAAGAGCAGACAAATCATCCTCACAGCACGCCTGCATCACAGTCATGGCAGCCATAAGCGCTCGCTTTCCGTAATTGCAGCTGCGGATGTGCTCGATTAGCCAGGCGGGAACATGTCCATATGCGGCAGTTGCACGCTCTATCAGAGGTGTCAGCTCATCGTGGTGCAGATCGGCGAAGGTCTGAACAATCTCATGCGGTTCACCGATTCGGCTCATTGCTGCAAATGACGGGCGGAAGAAATACTCATCCTCACCGGCCGTGATAAGGCACTCACCAATCTCTTTATACGGCGTCATGTGGTCTCCATAATCATTATCAATGGGCCGAAGAAGCCAGCCCATTTGGAATGGTTACGAAGCAGTAACCGTTACAGTTGTGGTACCTGTGAAAT